TAATCATCCCGTAGAGCGCCGCAATCCCTGCGTTCAGATCGGAAATCGGCGGCTTCGAAATCGGATACCCCGCTTCCCCGAACTGCTCCCGCCACTCATCCTCTGAGGGCGCGCCGCCCCAGACCCACGGATGAACCGGCTTCTGCTCCTGATCGTTTGGGTCTCGCGGGCACCGGTTTTGCCCGGTGAACGCCGAAACATGGTCGTCCACCGAAAGCGCCTTGTTCGGGAAGTAGGTCGAATAGACGATCCACTTCGACTTCTCTTTCGTGCTTCGCTCGGGGTCCTTGGCCGCCCAGACCGCGGCAACATGCACGGGACCGAAGTCCGTCCCTTGCGCCCGCTGCCAATGCCACGGGTAGGGCCTTCGCTTGACCAGGCACCGCTCCCGATCGAAGCAATCGAACACCACGCCAGCCGGCTTCGTGTAGATGCCCTCGAAGAACATCCGCCACTGCCAATCCGGCATCGTTTCCCGCTCGGCGAAACAGGCGCCCTTGTCGTTTCGCGGGTTGAACCAGGTCGGGAAGTTGAAGAGTTCGTAACCCTGTTCTCCCCGAAGCGCCCGGTCATAGACCTGGGTTTTAAACCAGTTCCAGGTGTAGGGCGTCGTGCCGAACATTCGGCGCCCAAACGTCGCGTCCGGCCCTTCCGCGTCGAAGTAAGTCTCAACCCACCAAGCGAACTGAGCCTGGCGGCCGGGGTCCTCGTCGATCCATTCCTTGATCTTCCCGAAGGTCGTCTGGCGAGCGATGTTCAGACGCCGGTTATAGGCATAGAGCGAGTCGACCTTGTTCTCTTTCTGGCCCGCCTCATCCCACACGCCGCAACACGCGGTCATGGATTCCAGGTTGCTCGAATCGTTCGTGTAAGCGAAGTGGACCGTGATGGCCTTCGTGGTCCCGATCTTCGCGAGCCCTTCTTTCGAGAAGTAGAACTTCGGCTTGGCGCCGCCCACATACTTCCCAAGGTCAAGCTGCTCCTCGAACACGCGCCGGAAGGTCGGGATCGCCTGATCGAGCATCAGGGTCATGGTCGGCCCCGCGAAGATCGCCCTGCCGAATCCCAGCCATTCGATGAACGGCGCGGATCGTTGCAGTTCCCGGACCAGCCAGAAGACTTCCTCTTCTGTCTTGCCCGACTGGAACCCCGCAATGCAGGCGATGTCGGTGGACGTCGATCGCCATGCCTTGAGCTGTCCTTCGTGGAACCAGCTCGGCGGGCGATGATAGAGGGTCAGGCCTGCGCTATCCAAGCGGGTTGTCGTTTGGCGGGTTATGATCCGCCGCGCCTTCTCCTCTTTCGCCAAACGAAGCATCTCCCGACTCGGCTTTTGACCCGGCTTCAATAATCTGGTCAAGGGCAGATTCGGGAGATCGGGCGAGCTCATCACGAAGGAGCTTGAGTCTGTCTGCATACTTTTCTGGCAAAGCTCCCTTCAATTTGAAAATGAGAAGGGTGTCTGAATACTCAAGTTCGTAATAGGGCTCTCCCGTCTCTGGGTGCAGAACCGGCTTCCCGTCATGGAATTTGTACTTCCGAAGCCCTTCGACAGCCCTACGCCGAGCTTCCGCTTCCAAAACCTCAGCGGCAATCTCTTTGGCAGCTTCAAATGCTTCGAAATAATCTGCATCTCCAAGCCATTGGTAATGCACCCTCCGAGATACCCCTGCCGCAACCGCTGCGCGTGTCACCGAATCAGTGATCGCGTAGGCGTCCAAGAACGCAGCCTTACTGGCATCGCGAATATCATGAAAGCGTGGGAGAATGTCTGATTCCATGCTTTTTATTGGGTGTGCAATTTTGTGAAATCACCCATGCTAACCTCCCCCAATGGAACTGGCTTGCCTATTCACCGGGATTCTACTGGGCTTTGGCATCGGCTTCCTGCAAGGCATGGTCGTTGAGCGCAAACGGCGCTAATCGTTGTCGTAGGCGTAGATCGCCAGCCCGATCGGGCCATTCCCGCCCAATCCCAGCACCGAAGCGATCGGCCCCGCGAGCTGCGGCTGAGAATCCTTCGCCAGCGCCAGCACCCGGTTAATAACCTGGAGGACGTTATCCCCCGGCTGGATGAACTCGGCAAGCCGGTCCGGGTTCGTGAGGATATCTTCGAGCTCACCTTCGTCCCGAAACTCCATGAGGGTCGCGATGTGGTGCCCGTCCGATGCGCCGAGGAATTCCCCGGTCGATTTGCGCTGGTCCCACTTGTCGTCGGGCGCCGAAGTTCGTACGGCTTGAGTTTTGAAGTCCATGTGTTTGCTCCTATGCCCCGGCCATATCCCCCAGCTTCACCGCCGAGAGACCGCCAATGGCTCCAATCGCCGCCCCCTGCGCCAATCGCGCCAGGGCAAGGCCGAAATCGAATGTCGCGTTCCGGTCCTTCTGCCGGGCCGCAATGAACGTGTCAAGGTCCTGCTTCAGCGCCGTCAGGATCGCCGAAGCGATGGGAAGTCCGAAAAGGATGGCTTGAATCTGAGTCATCAGTTACCCTCCGCTTTCTCGGCTTCGCTGATGGCATCCTCCATCGCGTCGCCCCAATCGTCCAATTCGCCGAGCGTCATGCCGTCCACTTCGTCATGCTCCGTCGTCGGGGGCACAAACCCCTCCAATCCACCCAGGACCGCGCCGAGGGCCAATCCCGCCAGGAATTGCGCCTTCTTGCGCTTCTCCGCCTCAATGATCGCGTTGCGGAGTCTCAGTAACGCTTCGTTCAGTTCGCTTAGCACGTTCGCCTCCTTCAATCAGGTTCGTCAGCCGATCTACCGTGTTCGTCAGAAGCGGCAGATACCACGTCGCATAAACCAGAGCCATAAGCGATAGCCCCGCCGCGAACAGGCTCAAAACGGTTGCACCCCGGCAATGCTTGCATGACAATCACCTTCCCCCCTCGATCACCCGCAGCCGGGACTCATGGTCGGAAATCATCTTCTCCATGCCATCCCGACGCGCCGCGTCAACCCTGAGCAGTACGAGCGAATCCTCCACCGCCTTTAGCCGCCGGTCGAAGCTCTCACCCTGGCGTAGCATCGTGACCTCAAGCTCGCCGAGACGGTTGAAAGCCACCGACCCCGCACCAGCCACCGAAAGGACAATCGGAATCATTGCGACGAGCGCACCTGCCGAGATCGTTGGGTCCCAGCGGAACCCACCCCCTATCGTTTCGGTTTTCTCGCTCATTTCCAGAAATCTCCCCCCGGCAAACCGGTCGTGTTCAGAAACCAAAGCCGGTGCGAGCCGTCGAATTTCGTGTTTCCCATGGGTAAACTGCCTACTATGCGTAAAGTTAAGTCTTTAGAAGAACGGTTTTGGTCGAAGGTGGTTAAAACTGATTCGTGCTGGTTGTGGACCGGAGCACTCAAGGAAACTGGATACGGAGTTATTAACCTCGGGCGACGAGGTGAAGGCATCATGAGGACCCATCGCCTCTCTTATAAACTCCGCTACGGCGAAATCCCGTCCGATCTTGAAGTTTGCCACTCGTGCGATGTTCGCCACTGCGTAAACCCGGACCATCTGTTTCTCGGCACCAAGAGCGAAAATATGACCGACGCGGCAATGAAGGGGCGACTCTCCTGCCGTCCCGCTGCATCTGGTGAGAAGAACTGTAATGCGAAGCTCACCACTGCAATCGTTAGAAATATCCGTAAACGGTTGCACGACGGAGAAACAGGTAAGAGCATCGCCGCAAGTGTAGGTGTATCAACAACAACAATCTCCAGCCTTAAAAAGCGCCAAACCTGGAAACATGTGACCGCCGACTAAGGCGCCATCACTTTCCAGCACATTAGCGTCTCTGCCACCTTCTGGCAAGGAAACCCTTTCGGGTCTGTCTTTCTCCCCGGCGAAATCGCGTAATGCGTCGTGATCCACCTGAGCGTCGGGAGCGCCGCCGCGAGTTCGGCCACCAACTCCCGGCAGGAATCAATCTGCGCCTGAGTATATGGGTCCTTGCCGTCGTTCTTGTTCACGAACGAGACGCCGATGGAGTAGCGGTTCACCCCTTCCCCTTCGGGGCCGAAACTCTTTCCCGCGTGAAATGCTTCACGGGTGTACGGGACCGCCTTCACGACCTTGCCGTCTTTGTCGATCAGGTAGTGGTAACTCAGCTCCCGTTGAATGAGCGTCGAAACCGCGCCCGATAGCGAACCGCCCGCCGTCGCATGAAGCACGATAGTCGAAACGGGCGCACGGCGCGAACGAGAAGCGAGCCATTTAGGGAGCGGAAAGGTCTTCACAATCCCCTCTGCGCCTTGTCCCATACCGCCGCGTAACCGGCGATATCAAGCCAAGAATCCTCATGGTCCGGCGTCGTATTGAGCCGAGCCAGTTTGAGCGCCACCATGCACTGAATCACCTGCTGATAGGTCACTTCGATTCCCAAGATCACCGACCAGAGCCGGGCAATCGTCTCATGGTTTTCTCGTGCCAAACCGTACGCAGATCGGCGCGGCCCCATCGTGACCGCCATGGCTTTGGCGAGCAGTGAATCGCCGCCGTCACCCGATTCCTGAATTGCCTTATGGATTTCTTCGACTTGGCTCATGCTTCAAAAAATGCCGCCCGGATAAGCCGAGGAGGAACCGGGCGGCCAGCGTTGGACCAGCTTGCGCTGCGTTGGTGCTTGCGCTCTGATGGCGCAATCCTGCGAAAAGGGAGGGGCGGGAAATCGGGAAACCGCCCCTTGCGGACTTTGCCGGGGGTTCGCGTCTGAGCCCCGGCCGAAAATGAAAAAACGCCAAGACCCCGGCAGGGGTTGGCGCAATGAAATCAAGATACCCAGGAACCTGAAAAATAGCAATTCGACGCTGAAAAAAGTCGAAATTAGGTTCCCGAAGGAAAAAATCCCTCACGCGCGCGAGGCTGGGGGTCATCTCTTCACCCCGCAGTGCGCCACGTGCTCGAGGAAATCCCGCTCCATCTGCGCCAAAAGCTGGTCCGCCCTCACCGCCACAAAACGCCCCTGCATCATCCCGAAGGTCTTCTGCGCCCAGGTCCGGCCGACGACCGACCGGGGATCTGTCCAGAACTTCCGGTAGCCCCTTGCCGCCTCATCGTGCGCCAGCGGTCCGTCCTGGGGGTAGCGATGGGCCATGAGGCCGTGCAGGACCGGGGGATTGGCGAACTCCCCGAAGATAGCTTCGACGCCCAGGACCAGCAGGAAAGCCCTCGAGAGTTTCCCGAAGTGCTCAAACGCCGGGTTCTTGCCTTCTTCGACCCACCGCCGGCCGTGTTTCTCCAGGATCACGAACCGCTCGTCCCGCATATCGATCCAGTCCAGGATCGGAATGCCCTGGCCGCCGAGCCGCCAGTGCTTGGTGGTCGTGCCCCAGACATCGAGAGCGCGTTGGGCGGCTTGGATGTCCGGGCGCTGCCAGAACTTGGTTTCGGGAGGGGCTTGGGTCATGCCGTCACCTCTTCGAAGCGAACTCGCTTGGGGTCCCAGCGAAAGTCCACATCCACGCCGGACGGCCCGAACCGGTTGTAGGCCGCCGTGATGGTCACACGGTCTTGCTCGTCTCGCTCGCCGATGTAAAGCACCAATCCTGCATCCTCCTCGATCGCTCTGGCGTACTTGGTCATGATTTCCCCTTTGCGCTCTCCCCTCGTGATTTGCGAACCCACGATGACCGAGCATTTGGCGTCCTCGGCCATGGATTTCAAGACATCGGAGGCCGCCTCGATCTCGGCCGTTTTGTTCTCTCTGGCCCCCTTCTCGCGGCTCTTGAGTTTCTGCGCGTAATCCACGAAAACCGCGTCCACTCCCGCCTCGGCTTCTTGCTCCAGAACCTTGGCGTAGAGGTCTTCCACGTAGCGCCCATGCTCCGAGCCCACATAGACCAGCAGGCTCCCGTCTTTGAGCCGGTCGTTCAGAAAATCCATCGCCTGCCCCCAGCGGTTCTGGTCCAGCAGGCCCTCTTGGTTTGGGGCCTTGCTGAGCCCGCACATCTGCTTCAGCAACCGGCGTTTGAGTTGCGGGGCCGAAAGGTCCGCGAAAGTCGCATAGACCACATTCCGCCCTTTGTCCAGCAGGAACTTGGCGCATTGGAGTTTGAACGCCGTCTTGCCGCCCTTGTGGTATGCCGCCACCACGCTCGTTTGCCCCGTCACGAATCCGAGCCAGGATGTCAGGCGGTCAATGCTCTCGAACCCCGACGGAACGCCGGATTCCGATTCGATGTCGATGTCGATTTCCGCCAGATCGAGCATGGGGCGCCCGTGGCCGGCAACGGCATCGGCCATGAGTTTTTGCGACTTCGAGACGATCTCTTGCGGGTCGAGATCCGATCTGGCGAGCGTTTGCATCTGCCTTCCGGTCGATTCGATGAGCCGTAGCCGCCAAAGGGACCGAACCTCGTGAAGGACGGCCTCGACGCTGCTGGAGGTCCAGACCGAACCGGCCGCAATTCGGCTCAAGATCTCGAGCGCCGACGAGTCGTCCATGAGTCCCGCCGATGTCAGCTTTGCCTTCAGCGCAACCAGGTCGACGACGCCTTCCCGGGTGGCGATGTCCCGCATGAAGGGCCAAATCTGCCGGTGGGTCGCCAGGAAAAACATATCCGGCTGAATCTGCTCCACGATCTTGCGGAGCCGAATGCCCTTCAGGACCGCAACCCACCCGATCAGCGCCTCTTCCGCGTCCACGCTGTGAAGCGGGCGGGTGTCCAGGTTCAGGATGTCGCGATCGGTCGTCATCGGACCAACTCCTCAATCTCCGCGACCGACTTCCGATTTCGCTTTCGCGCCCCGATGCCGGTTTGCCGCTCCGGTGCCCCCAAGGGGGGTTTGGGGGGATTATTCTCTGTCTCTTTCTCTTTCTCTGTCTCTCGTGACGACACAGTGACACGCTGTGACACGCGTGACACGTCGTGACACTCCGTGACTTTTTCTCGCTCCCGCTGCTTTCGTTTGCGCTCGGCGGCAGTGGAGTCGGACTGGTATTCCGGCCACTTGGCGACCACCCAATTTTGTCCTTCGATTCGAATCGCCCCATGCTTTTCGGCGGCAAGGAGTAGTTGCCTTACCGATTCTTCTCCAAGCGACCACATCCGTCCGGCAACGATGGGGTTCAGTGCTTTGACTTTCCCATCGCGTCCTGCGTTCTTGGTGTAGCAAAGAAGCTCTATCCAAACAAGTCGAGCCTCCGCCGACAAGACCGCGAGCCAATCCGAGCTGGACCACATTGTATCAACCCTGATGTACCGGTTCACCCCTCACTTCCTCCTTGATCTTCAGTGCTTCGACCGCCTCCGTGATCCTGCGGTAAGCATCCGACTCCCCCTCCATCTCGAACACCCGTCCGCGCAGTCTCAATAGGTCCGAAATCAGCAACAATCTGTCATCGCTCACGCCGCTTTTCTCCTTCGGGAATCCACTTCCTGAATCGTTTCCCATGTCACTTCCTTGACCGTCGCTTGCCAGAAAGCCCCCACCTTCTCCCAGCCTATGACTTCAATCAGTCCCCCGGCCTTCAGGAACGCCTCAAGGTTCTCGCGCTTCGTGCGGTAGGGCATCCCCTTAATCTCTTTGGATGAGGCCATGTCCCGTACCCCTTCGCCCATGTTATCCCTGCTCTTGATTTGGACGGCTTTGAAGCGTCCTCCTTTGAAAGCAAGACCATCGGCAAACCCGAATAGATCCCGTTTCCACATGAACCCGTCCGGCCTCTGCGAATACCATTCCGTTCGCACGTAGAGATAACCCCTATCGGCGTAGTATTTGGCCGTTCGCTCATTGTGATCCGGCTGCTTCTTGCGCGGAGATTTGCCATCGACTTGGCCCGATTTCTCGGGGTCCAGACCCGACGCTGCGCCAAACAGATCGGCCCGGAAATTGCGCCCCCGACGAAAGCCGTGGGGCTTCGCCGGAGGCAGCTTGCTCGGGTCCACGTCGGGCGTGGTGCTGAAGGGGTCAAAGAGGTCGTCGGTCATCAGGACCTACGGTTCCTCCCGCTGAAGTCCTTCGCGTTCGGACAGTCCGCGAAGTGGCTCATATACGCGCCCTGGTCGTTCCGGGTGCATTCGCGCTCGCCGTCCGCTCTTGGGGCCGAGAGGTCGTAGCGCACCGCCTTGGGATACTCGGGCTTCCAAGGCACCAGCGGAACCTTCTTCATGGATTTGAGGTTCACCGCGAAGGTGATGGGGGCTTCGCATTTGTGGCACTTGCTCACGAAGCTGACACCGCCTCTTTCGCCGCTCGCGTGACCCTTGTTCGGCCATTACTGCGACCTTCCGACTCATCCAGAATCATGCGGTCGAGTTGTTGCCGGCAATACTCGCGCTTCGGAGCCATATCGTAAGGCACCTGATCGTGCGCAACCGCTTTGAGGTATTTAATTGCCTCGTCGTCTGGCAAACGGAACTTCAGCACGACTGCGCCTTGCCCGTCCGGTTCGGTCTGACACCGATAAAGAGCGCCCGATTCTGACTCAACGGCAAAATCGTCAATAGTGTCGCCGTCACCCATACCCGCTTTCTTTTTCGCCTTGCGCTCTGCTTTTTCTCGAACCTTGGCCTCTCGGTTCTCTCGCCTTGCCGTGGCCGCCATTGGCTCACTAATGCCGAAGTCAAATCCGGGTTGGATATGGACCTTGGCCGCGTCCATGATGAGCGCAATGTCTTTGCGCCAGTTGCCGTACTTGGCGACGTTTGCGGCGAAACCCTTGAAGTCATAGTCGAGAATCATTAGCCGTCGAATAGTGCCCGACTCTGCATTCTCGATGTCCTCACAATAGCAACGGCAAAGGAGTTCGTGGACAAGGGCTTCTCGCTGAGGCTCGTCCATCGGCTCCCAGAAATTGAGGGCGCATTCCACCACAAAAAAAGCCTCTACCCCTTGCGCTTCTCGAAGCTCCTCGCGCTCGTCATCATCAGCCACCCCCAAAAAGGCTTTTGCGCCCGAAAAGAGCGTCACTTTGCCAAGGTTGGGCTTTCCGTTCGTCGTGGAGGCTTTCGAGCGAAACAGGTACTTGATCGGGATACCCTGCAAGTGCTGAAAGCCAGGATCTTGGTTGATAAGTCGAAACGCAATGTTTCGAATGCTGATGCCATCTTCGAACGTGGTTGCTGTCATTTCTGCTTGGTTCTCCAATTGGGTCAAAAGAGAGGGCGGAGCCGCATGACCCCGCCCTGATTGTCGTTAGGCCGTCGCCAGCTCCGGCTGCGTGATTTCGCCCGTTTCCGGGTTGATCTGCGTTTCCGGCGCTTTGCCGATCCGCTCCTTCACGGCGCTCGTCTTGGTTGCCGCCTCTTCCGGCTCCGGCATGTCCAGACTTTCGAACTCCGCGTCGATGAAGCCCGCTTCGCCCGTCTCGACCGCCTCATCCAGAGCCAAAGCCTTGGACATCTCAACGGACATGGGGGCGTACTTGAGGCACCGGCGCGTGACGGTCTTTTTAGCCATCTCGGCGTAATCCGTGACCCAAGGGCCAGAGTTCCCGGCCTTGGACCGCCGGCGGATGGCATCGACCTCCCCGCGCGTCATGACGTCGTAAACGACGCCGCCCTCCAAGAGCTGCACGATGCAGTACGCGAAGGTGATCTTCGCGGGATCTCGTTCGGCCGTCGCATCGGGAACGTGCCGCAGTTTCGGCTCAAGCCCAAGCTCGAACTCGAACTTGTCACCTTGGTAGACCACCTGGGCCGTCACGCTCTTGACGTGGCCGCTGCGGAACGCTAGGGAGATGAGCCCGCGGTATCCCGGAATGAAGGTGCAGTTCTCGCCGTAGGGGACCAGATAGCCTTCTCCCGTTGCCGAACCGGGCTCAAGGCCCAGTTCTGCCGCTTGGAGCGCCGAGCGGAAAATGCTTTCCATAGAGCAGCGTTGCAAAGCGGGCGTTTTGGTGACGTTGGCGACGATCAGCCGGTAAAGCCGATCGGGCCGAAGGTGGCGAGCCGCCACCGCATTGAGAGAGGGCATCCGGCTTTTCACAAAGGACGCAAACGCCTTCGTGTCTTTGGCCGGAAGCCTGCCGTCGATCTTGGCCGGCGTAGCCGACCCGTTGGTTTGAGTGTTTTCGCTCATTTGTTTTCTAGGCCCTGTCGCTCTTGAAGGGCGTGGTGAACCGGCGGAATCCCGGCTTTGGTTTGGTGTGGCGCTCGATGGCGGCGGAGAGATCGGCTTCAGGTACCTGGTAGGTGCTGGCAAGTTCCCCAATCACAGAGCCCCAGTCCGTCTCCGTCCTGCCTTTGGTGTTGGACCAACGAAAAGGACCAGCGAAGCTCGTCAGAGTGTCGGCGGCGCCCATGAAGTCCTTCACCTGGTTCGCGCAAGCCTCGTACTCGGTCTCGACCTCCGTCTTTTGGGCGTGAAGCTCCCGCATCTTGGTGATCGTCTCCTCGATCTCATAAGAGGCCGCGATCGTCTCCCCGCTTGATTCGGGATGCTTTTCCTTGACCCATTGGGTATCGGCGGGTTGCCCCGTCAAAGGCGGCGGGCATTCAGCCTGCACATATTCGTGCCAGAACTTCCGGGCGTGGAAAGCCATGCGGGTGTGAAGCTCAGGATCGGCAAGGCCGCAGTATTCGCGGAATCCCCAGGGTCCGAGAACCACCAAATGCCACTTGTCCCGTCCCGAAACGAAGCACTGCCACTGCACTTGCAGCAGGTAGTGAGTCGGAACGTCGTCGGGGCCTTCTCCAAATCCTTGGGCGGCATTGAGCCCGCACCACTTGCATTCCAACACCCGGTCGTCCCCCACGAGATAATCCGGGGAAGCTCCAAATATCGGTTCCTTGGGGTGCCGAACGAACTCCGCCCTTTGAGGAACGAGCCCATGCTTGAACGCGAACCACTGCGCAATCGACGGCTCGAGATGCGTTCCCGTCTGCATCGCTTCGTTGGGCTCGAACTGCCGCCCCTGGCCGGTCTTGTCCAAATAGACCTGCGCGGGAGTCTTGTAGGGGTGAAGCCCGAGAATCGCGGCTATGTCCGTGGCCGTGACGCAAGTCGTCCGGGCCTCAAGCCATTCGGGAGTTCCTTGCTCGATCGCAAGGGCGCTCATCGCACCACCCCCACCCAAACCGCCGAAGCCGCCGCGCAACCGGCGACAAACATTAAAGCTCCCGTGACCAAAAGCGCCGCCAGAGGATTCCGGGGATATTCGTCCAGCGAAGGAACGACAGGCGGCTCCGAATAAAGGTCCGTGAACTTCTTTGCCGGCTCTTGACAAGCCGCCAGCATTCCCGCGGCAAAACCCCGGTCGTACTCTTTCGCCATCTCTCTGGCGGAATAAACGGTCTCTCGCTTCCCGCCGCCCTTTTGTCCGCCCCATGCTCCGGGGAACCACGCTTCTTTAGGCATTTTTTGCCTCCTTCTTAATCGGCTTCGAGCCGGAATCGGGAGGCGTGGTATCATCGTTCTGCTGTAGAACGCCAGCCTCCGGGTTGGTCGGGGCGTCACCTGTCGGGGTGGCGCCTTCTTTTTTCATCGCGTCATAGATCGCCTGCCGGGAAACCCCGAACGATCTCGCGATCCGCGCAAGCGGAATTCCCAAATCCAACTGCCGGCGAACGTCGGGAACCGACCGAACGCCGCGCCATACCTCGTCTTTTGACGGGTTTTTCATCTCGATAGGGGTTGTTTCCGGCATATGCAAAGTATCTTATCCCAAGTATTGACAAATCTGTCAAGTTCTTTACAGAGATTTTCAACAAAATGATTTTCGTGGCGACCGACATCGGCACCGAACTCCGGCTTTTTCGTCAGAAGCTCCGTTTGACCCAAGAAGAACTTGCGCGTCGAATCGGGGCTTCGAGGGCGCAATATGCGAATTGGGAGGTCGGCACCGCCAAACCTCCCTACCAGTTCCTCACCCGTCTGGCCGACATGGGATTCGATGTGCCAGACCCTACGTTTGTGAGGGAATCCCAAGCCGCTTACCGCGTCCGCGCCACCCGTGGGCAGCTCATGCTCCTGATCGACCTTCTGACCGACTGCGACGCCCCCAGCGCCCTTCGGCACAATGCGCGGCTCGAACTCATTGCCGCCCTCGGTTTAGAGTCCAGCGACGAAAATTGAAAAAAAGTCTGTCAAGCACTTGACAATCTCTTTACACTATTGTAAAGTGTCTCTACGCCCTGCCGACACGGGGCGATGGAGACAAAAATGGAATCGACTCAGTTCTACAGCAAACCCGGCGCCGACCAGCATCGCCGCCGCATTCTTCTTTCCTCAAAGCACCCCAAGGGGCCGGTAGCTTCCGCCGGCCCCTCCCCCTTCGTCATCCCCCCCTCTGAGCGGACGATCGAAGTCAAGAAGTGCCGGTTCTGCCAAGGTCGCGGTTCGTTCGTGGACCGCTTTGGCCCCGGCGAGGATGAGATTGACGTTGAGATCTGCGAATGCCCGGACCATGCCGAGGACGCCATGATGCGCGACGCCTACGCTGTCGAGACGCAGGGGATGGATTCCGATTGGCTGGGCATGATCGCCATCGCGACCGCCGAGTACATGGCAGCGAGGGAGAACTGATGAACACCCAAGAATGGCTCGACCAATTCGTCGAACAGCACCCGGAAGCCAAAACCGCGCTGAGCTTCGCATGGTCAATGGGATGCGCCGCCGGAATGCGGGAAGCCCGGACTTTACTTGCCTCTAATTCGGAAACCGAATGGGCTGAAAACCCCTTTGAGGAACAGAAGGTGGCCGCATGACCTGCTACAAAGCCACAAGGCCGAACGGGGCCGACTTCCATTCCGGCAAAGTCCTCTACGAAGTCGGGAAGATCACGAAGCATCCGACCTCCACCCAGATGCTCGCGCACGATCCTTCGACCTACCTCTCTGCATCCATCGCCCCGGCGGACTGCACGGGCTTTCGTTGGCCCTGCCGACTCTTTGAGGTCAAACCCGTTGGCAAAACCTGCAAGCGGTCTGACGGCGAATTGCCGAACAAGCGCGGCTCACTTGCTTGGGAGGTTGTAAAAGAACTCCCGGCGTGGCAAGCCTTTGGGCCGAACGGTGAAGCGGTCGTCGCTTTGATTGAAAAGGCGAAGACCATGACGCCGGATCAGGCAAGGCGTTTGCGAACCGCACGGGGAGCCGCCTGGGAAGCCGCACGGAGAGCCGCACGGGGAGCCGCACGGGATGCCGCACGGGGAGCCGCCTGGGAAGCCGCAGGGGAAGCCGCATGGAGAGCCGCATGGGAAGCCGCATGGGAAGCCGCCTGGGAAGCCGCACGGGAAGCCGCCTGGCAAGCCGCATGGGAAGCCGCAGGGGGAGCCGCACTCGCCCTTGTCGCCAAAGACCTCATCACCCAGGAGCAGTTTGACATCCTGTACAGCCCTTGGAAGTCTGTCATGGAGGCCGAATGAAATACCTCACCTGGCGCACCAAAGCCCTTTTCCTGCTCCCCTTGCTCTTGCTCCCCGGCTTCATCCGGGGGTGCGAGAAGGGCACGATCCCGCTGTTTGAAAAAGACCCCGTGCAGATCACGGTTGGAGGCGAAGATGAGTGAAGTGATTGACAAGTTCCGTGCGCTCGCTGAAGCGGCGGGTTTACAGGGTGTTGCTCCCGAAGGTGAAGCGACGATTGTTACCAAGCGCGAACTTCTCGAAGCCGCAGACCAGCTCGACGCCCTCACCGCCGAGAACCAAGCCCTCAGAGAGAGGGTGAAGGCGTTGGAGGAGGGGCAAGCCATTACGAAGGAAACGAGCGATGGCTACCATACCTTTGGAGAGCTGTACGACTATCGCCGCGTCTACAACGCATTGTTGTTCAACGAATGGGCCAAGACGTTGAAGTATGACGTTCACAAAAGCTGGCGGCATTCCGATGGGGAGTTCTGTTTTGGCGGCGGCTGGTTCATCGTCGTAGCGCAATTGCCGTACGGACAAATCAGCAACCACTACAAGGCTGAGTTCTGGCACGAATTCGCCGTACCAGAACGCGAGATTCCCGCGCACTACGACGGGCACACGCCGCAGACGGCTCTTGCCCGCGCCCAAGCACTCTTGGAGGACAAATGAACTACCGACGCATCGAAGCCGAGTCCTGCGAAGAGGCTTGGAAAGCTATCCCAGAAGGCGTTCAGGAAGTAGCTCTGGACTATGGGGGGAAGGTGAGGGTGACGCGGGCACCGTACCCTGTCGTTTTGTGGCAAACCGCGCCTATGTCGGGCGTGGCCCCCGAGATTTTAGTCGCTCTCGGCCTCTGGCCCCATCTGCCCACCACCGACGCCGTGGTAATCCCGCCCGAGGAAGCGGCGAAGAGGATGGCGCTGGGGTTGCCGGTGGAAGTCCATAGCCACGCATTCGGAAACATACGAAACGGATGGCGCGAAGCGCGGCTGGGGGTTTCAGACAACAACCTAACTGTTCAATTTTTTGGATTAGTGCAAGAGTGGAGTTCCATTTGTGCGATGCCAGGAGAATACAAATGGCGCATTCCCGCCATCCCTCGGCCCGCCACGAAGCAGGTTGTGATCGAAGTCGCGGCGGATGTGGAGTTGCCGGGAAGTTTCACGATCTACCCCAACGAAGCGGGGTACTTCGTCATATCTGACAACCCGAAAGGCGTCCCCGCCAAGGTGGTGAAGCCATGACCCTGCGAGAAGCGGCGGAAGCGGTCTACCGAGCCGAGAAC